GCAATTTTAGGTACAAGTTTCGCAGCTAAAAGTTTAATATTTGATCGTTCAGAAGCTGCCGATAACATGGGTAAATTTGCGGATCAGATAGGTGTTACTGCGAGCAATGTTAACGCTTTGTCAGGTGCATTTAAACTCATGGGGAGCGATGCTAGTGGAGCAATGGGTGCATTACAAGCAATTTCTAAAATGCAATCTGCTAGTCAACAAGATAAATCTGGGTACAAGCAAGCGGTAGCTGCCCAAGGGTTAAACCCTAGCATTGTAACAGGTATACTAAAAGCAAAAGATGCTTATAGCGGATTTATCAAATTAGTTGAATATGGTAACACATTAACACCAGTGCTTCAAAGAAGGCTCGCAAGTACATTAGGTTTTGGTAAACCAACTATTTTGATGATGCATCAAGGCATCAAAGCTACAAAAGAAACTTTATCACTTCTTAATAAAATGGATCCTAGCATTAATAAACTGGCAAAAGAATCTGCAGCATTTAATGATCAATGGGAGATATCTAAAATGAGAGTTTCAGCTATTGGAGATAGTATTTCTTCGGATATTCTGCCTCCATTGACAAAAGCCGCTTCAATGTATAATAAATTGGATCAAAATCACCCGAAAGTAACTAAAGATGTAGTTGAAAGTGGAGCTGGTTTATTGGCAGTAACTGCAACTGGAGCAGGTATAGGTGTGTTAAAATATTTTCATAAAGGAGAAGGATTAATAGGAGCAGCATTAAGAGGATTTATAGCCCCTATTAAGATAGCTGGGAAGGTAGCTGGGAAGGTAGCTGCCCTTGCAGATATCCCATTAACCAGCGCAATAGCTACAGAGGTTGCCCTAGGTCATGCAGCTGGACCGAAATATTCTACTGATGATATGCCAGGTAGTGATTTTAGAACTTATAAAAGTTCATTGTCTAGCTGGGCTAAAGCATATAATGATAAAAATTTATCTCATAAAAAATCATCTCCTAGCGCTGAGGGAGAACCTAAAACTATACATGTCAATTTAAGTCTTGACGGAGAAACTATTGCTAAAAAGGTAATAGATATAAACAATAAAAATCATACACAAGCAGTACACAATATACAAAGTTCTATTAAGGGGTAAAATATGAGCATATTATCTTTTTTTACCAAGCCTACAGCTCCAAAATTTGGTGTTGCAGGAAATTTATTACAATTTGATGGAATAATTAGCGACAATTTAGAATTTGATTCTATCATCTCTAGCTATCCAGTTGAATCTGGTATAAATATAGCAGAAAGTAAAGTTATACTTCCAACTCAATGGAGTGTTATTGGTGCAGTATCAAACAACCCATTAGGCATATCTGCTACAGATTTTACTGGTGTTTTATCGTCTTTAATACCTGACAATAGTGTTATATCGGAGTTAACAGGTCTATCAGCAGGCTTTTTAGCAGGTTCTGATGCAACTAGATCAAGTGCTGCTTTATCAGCTTTAATTGCGCTAAGAAATCAAGAAACTAATCTAACAGTTTTTTGTGGCGATATTACTTTACATAATATGACAATAACTAAAATAACGAGACTTAAAAATAAAGAAAATGAAAACTGTTTAATATTTCAAGCAGATTTAATTGAATTTATTGATGTGGGTGACATTATTGATAAGCAAAACACTAAGTCAAGAGATGACGATAACGCTGCAATTCAAGCAGCTAATAAAAAGTTTAATGGTGATACAACAGGCTTTTTTTCAAATCCATTTCAAGATGGTTTTATTAACAGCGGTGTTGGGAGGTTGTTATGAGTAATATTGTTATACCTTTGTTTGGTGGTAAAGATAATGCACACCAAGAGTTTAATATACTTTTGGGAAAAAATAACTGCATATTTGAACTTAATTATAATCTTAATTGTGATGCTTGGTTCTTAAATATTAAGGTTAGCAAGGAGTATATAGTCATTGGAGCAGTATTGAGAATTAATTCAGATATGTTGCTCAAGTACTCTATTAAAGACACGTTTGGAAGCCTTGTGTGCGTTAATAAAGATCCCACCATAGATAACATAGGTATTGATTGTAATTTAATCTGGATACCGCCAAATGAAAACTAAATACTTTAAACTAAAAATTGATACAGAATCTAAAAAAGATAGTAATAAGGTTGTTAGCTATAATCATTTTATCGAAATATCTGGAAACAAACAGTTAAGAGTTGTATTCAATATACTGAAAGATTTTGATAATTCAATATCTTATGCCGACATTAAAATATACGGTCTTAAAAAAGATACAGTCAATAAATACTTACATCGTGATGCAGCCATTGAGGTAGTTGCTGGATACCAAATTTTTAGTGGCGAAGATATTGATAATGAATATAGTTCAATATTTACTGGAAGAATTACTAACGCGTTCATTACTGGTCTAGTACCTAATACATACATGCAACTATATGCCATATCAGGAAGTCAGAATAGAAAAATAATAAACAAAAATATTCCAGCAAATGATACTGTTTTAGATATTGTAAAAGCATGCTCTGGAGCAATGGGGTATTCGGCACATGTAGAAAGTAATAAGCCCATAGACTGGCTAGTATTAACGAAAGGATATAAGCTAACTGGCGATCCTGAAAAAATACTAAATACATTATCAAAAACATATAATTTTAATTGGATTAATGATGGTGGTAAAATAATTATTACCAGCAATAGTTCGTATCGAGAATTAAACAATAAATATATAAATTGGAAAAATGGGCTAGTATCTACACCGCAAGCCAGTGAATTAGGTATCAATATAATTTTAAATTTAATAAATTTTGTTAAAATTGGTGATAAAATAAAAATAGAATCTGAATTTCAGAATTACAGTTATAGTTCATTATATTTTGAAAAAATAACTAAAAAATCAGAGGTTATTGCTAGAAAAATACAATATGTTGGCGACAATTACAGTCGAATGACAATGTGGCATCAGGAGATTTTAGGATATTATGAGTAACATAAATGATTTAACTTATTTACTAAATATACATGCAGAAGAAATAAAAAAAGAGATTAATACTTGTATACCCGCAGCAGTAATAAGCTTTGATAAAGATAGTCAATTAGCATCATTACAAATCGGTATTAATATGGTTGATAATCAAGACAACCAATATAAGCATGCTCCTATTATTGCATGCCCTGTTTTTTTTGTGGGAAACTCTAATTATATAATTGAACATGAAATAAATGAAGGTGATGAGGGTATTTTAGTGTTTTCGCAAAGATGTATGGATGATTGGGTTGCTGATGGTGGTGCGGTTAATCAAGATGTTATAAGGTTTCATAATATTAATGATGCAATGTTTATACCTGGTATAAGATCACAAAAAAATAAAATTGAAAACTTTGAGAATAATGGTATTAAATTAAGGGATAAAGATAACTCTAATTTTGTTTGGTTGAGAAATGATGGCACAATTATTATAAAAACAAATAAATTGATCGTAGATGGTGATATAATTAATAATGGAATCAATGTAACGCAACATGATCATGGTCAAGCTAACGATAGTGGTGGTAATACAGAACAAGATACAGGTAAAATGAAATGATAACACGAGCGTTAGATACCAATGGTGATATTGTAACTTCTGGAAAACAGTTTATCGAAGATGTTGAAGCAACGGCTCAAACAATTAAGACTAATTTGAAATTATTTACTGGAGAGTATTTTCGAGACATAAGTATCGGCTTACCTTTTTTTGAAAAAATAGCGGTTAAAAATTACTCATCAAGTAATGAATCCGAGAAAGAAAATATTATAAAAACTATTATTATTAATACTAACGGGGTTAAAAAGATACTCACATTCAGTTCTAACTTTGATTTAAAAGCTAGAATTTTATTGATTGACGTGGATGTTTTAACTAATTTTCAAAATGTTATAAATATAAGCGAACCAGTTAGTTATGCCAATTAATATAAAAACACAAAATGAAATATTTGAAGAATTAAAGCAACAATATAAAGATATTGACGCAGAATGGGATTTATCAGAAAGTAGTTTTGATGCTTTATTAATTGCCGCTTTTTCAGAATCTTTAGGTAATGCTTATGAATTAGTGCAAAAAGCATATATAAGCAAAGACCCTAATTCAGCAGATGGACAAGAGCTAAGAGATATTGCTTATATTTCTGGAATAAAAGAAAAAGAAGAAGAAACAGTATCTAATCTCAGACTAAGAAGAAATGAAAGTGTTGCACTACCGAGTGATAATCAAGTTGACTCCTTAAGAGCTGCCATATCAAATATAGAAGGTGTCACACATACTAAAGTTTTTGAAAATTTTGAGAATATTGCAGATACAAATGGATTACCTCCTCACAGTATTTCATTATTATGTAGTGGTGCTAATGAAGAGGATATTGCCTTAGCTTACTACTACAAGAAGTCTCCTGGAGTAAAAATGCACGCAATTAATACTCCCATATCTGTTGAGGTTATATCACCAACATTCCCAGATACTAAATTAGATATCGTATTTTCTAGACCAGTGTTAATTGAAGTTAAAATAGATTTAAAAATTAAAAAGGTTGATAACTTACCAAGCGATATCTCTGATAAAATTAAAAAAAGCATTTTGTCTTATGCCGCTGGTGATTTTATTGATGATAACAATAATTTTAACCATAAAGGTTTTACGATTGGTGATATAGTCGCCATAAGCAGACTATATACACCAATTAATGCTGTTATCGGACAGTATAATACATACATTGAAGAGCTTAAGATAAATGATGTCACTGTCAATTTAGATATACTTTTTAATCAGCTGGCGGACTTTAAAGAAGATAATATAACGGTGGCCATAGATGATTAAAGTAACAATTTTGGATAGACTTTATTCACAATATAAAAATAAGCCTAAAATTGCAAAACTAATTAAAGCTTATCAAGACGTGTTTGAAGATATAGATAAGCAAGCTAATTATGTTATTAACTCATACAATATTGATAATGCAGATAGTGATCAGTTAGACGTTATAGGTGATATAGTCGGGGTAAGTAGAGGGTATACTTCTGGAATTACTTATGTTGGGTCTAGTTTTGGTGGGTTCGAGGGTGTTACTGTTACAAGTCAATTCGGAGGGATGCAATTTACTGGTGCAGGTTATATAATACAGCCAAATACTTCTAATATAATATACAGATCACTTATACAAGCAAAAATAATAAAAAACAACTATAATGCCACAATAGAAGATATTTTGCGGGGTTTAGAATTAATTACTGGACATAATAATATTGAATTAATTGATAATGAAGACATGTCATTTTCTATCAATTTTAATTTTAAACTAAATCCTTTACAAATACTCATATTAGAAGTTTTTGGTAAAAAGATAATACAAAGACCGCAAGGAGTTAGATTTGACGGCTATATTGATAATCTAGAAATTACATCTTTCGGTAACGGGCAGTTTGGATCTACACTATCTTACTTTGGAATAGGAATAATATAGCAACATATCAATACGACAATGCAACACTATAATAACAAGGAATAATAATGGCTACTAAAATTTTTAATAAATACTCACCTAGGGCAAATGCTCCAGATACGGATTATCCATATGGTTCAATAAAAAATGAAACAGTTGCTGGAGCAAATGACGGAACTCCCTTAGATCAAGCGTGGGCTAATGATTATGAGGGCTATACACAAGCTTTATTAGCACAAGGAAACGTGGTTCCTAGTGGGGATCCTGACACGGTTTTGGTATCAGATAGAATGATTGCACTTAATAACATAATTTCTAAGGCGGCACTCACGTCGTTAAATATAATATACCCAATAGGAAGTACAAAAGAATTTTACTCTGCAACTGATCCTAATCCAAATACATTGAGTGGTTACAATGAATTTACATGGGTGAGGGTGGCTGATGGGCTGGTTTGTATAACAGTAGATGCTAGTAGAATGGGAACTACCGCGGGAACTCAAGCAAGCGTCAATGACTCTGTAGGTGATACAACTCTTACAGTAGCACAACTACCTGAGCATACACACAGTTATGCAGGTGGTTTTGAAAATGTAGCAAATAGTCCAGGTACTAAAGTTTTAACTGCATCTGGCACTTCATATACAACTCCAAGTGGTGGAGGATTACCACATACACACGCATTAGATTTACAAACAGCATACTATTCGAAATGGGTAAGAACAGCTTAATAACAAAATAAATTTAATAATTAATATAACAGTATATAAAATAATAAATGAATATTTAACATTACAATAAGGAGTTAATATGTCATGGGAAATTAACGGAATTGGTTCTGGAGATGGAGTTGTATTACCACCATTTTATGCTATTCTTGATTTTTATTCTAAATTATTAGATAGTGATGTGAATATAGTATATTCTGGAAGTGAAAAGTATGATTTGTCAGAATTAGATATCTCCATAACAGATTGTAAAATAGGTGACGTTATAGAAGTTAATACCTCCATATCTATTGACTATATCGACTATAATGATATAGGTGATATAGTCAATATAATATATGGTTTTAATGGCGGCACTAAAATTAATTCGGTAACATCATCTTATATTTCGGGCGGAGATAATTCTAGTGAGATCGGGCATGGGAACCTTTACACGCCATTTTTAGTTACTGCAGATGGAACTTGTAATATATCAGTAGTAATAACACTTGTTAATAAGAGTAGCAAGGTTTGCAAAGCAAATTCAAGTGGTATATTAATTAAAAAACTAAGAAAAATAATATAATATGCAGGTGTATAATGAAAATAATTAGTATAATTATATTATCATTATTTTTGTCATCTTATCTATCCTATTTTATTTTGTTTTATATTATCTAATTCATTAATATGAATATGGTTAGTTATTAACTTTCTCATACTTTTTCTGTCTTTTACTTCTCTACAGTACAAATTAGCATCATCACTATCAGTAATTAACTTTCTAATATTTTTTCTATCTTTTACTTCTTTACAGTACAAATAAGCTTCAAAACTATTAGTTATTAACTTTCTCATACTTTTTATATCTTTTACTGCTCTACAGTACAAATAAGCTTCAAAACTAGTAGTTATTAACTGTCTCGTACCTTTTATATCTTTTACTTCTCTACAGTACAAATAAGCATATACACTATTTGGGTTTATATTCGAAGGCATTTGTGCTACTGTAAGACTGTGTGTATGCGGATAATCCGTATCTGGAGCATTCAAGCTTGTCATTATTTTTGTCATTTTATCTATCCTATTTTTATAAAAGTATGTATAACTTTTCTAATATTATTTAAAGAAGTTTCTTTTATTAATTTACCATTTTTATAGACAATTTTAAGCATATTACCTGATAATTGTTCTTTCTCAAAACTAACATCTTGCTCTAATTCAAAATTTTTATTTACAAAAAACAAACCTTTAGATGACTTTTTATTGCTATCTGTTTTAGGGTGTTTAAAAATAGATTTTCTTATGCCCTTCTTTATGATACTTGTTGCTTTGACAGCACTGCCATGAGTATCTCTAGTTACATATTGATATGTATAACTTCCTATTCCTAATACCACATTCGAGCTAGCAAAACCTTTTTTCTCAAGTTTAGATAATATTTCATCTTGTCTATCAAGTGTTATGCTATCACCATAAATAAGACCTATACTGTCAGAAAGTACTTTATAACCCTTATCATTGATTGTACCACCAAATATATCCCATAACACCTCTACAGATCCTTTATCTTTTCTATAACCACAAATAATGTCTACAGGATCACCGCTATCAGGTCTAATAACAACTTTAATATCTTGATATTCTATTAAGTTTTTAAGTTTTGGCAGAGTATTAAGTAATAAACCCCAATAATCCCATGTATCGGATACTAAACTAAGAATTTGACCTTTTGGTGTTTGTTCAATAAGTGTTTTAAAGAACTCATACTCACCCTCATCTTGCCAAGAACAAGTTACACTATGTTCTGTAGCATTGACACTTGCACCAACTAAACTATTTTCCAAATCTGCATTATAATATTGCTCTGCAAATATAACTGCTGGTATAGAATCAGTACCTACAAGGCCACTACACAAATGACCAAATCCACTTAATGCTGATGCTTCCATTCCAAACATTCCACGATATGAAAAATCATGTCCTTGAAATGGTACTGATAAATCATTCGCACAAGTTTTATTGGAATACTCTAAAAACTTTTTTAAATAAGCCATTGATGTTGTGGCAGAAGTAGAAACACCCCATATACAAGCACTTAGTTGTGTTTCAATCATATTTGGCAACCAACCAAAACCATCAATAGTATTCCTAATAGTAAGATTAGGCACTTGATATGGGACTAATGTACCTTCTTCTAGTGCTTTAATTTCTAATGGTAAATAACCCAAATCATGCAACTTAGCAAGATATTCAACATCAACATCAAAACCTAGAATAGCAGATACAACTCTTTTATGTTCCGCAATAACTTGTTCTTTTTTTGTATTAAAAAATTCACCCCAAGCATCTTGTAAATAAGATTTTATAAAATATTGCAAACCAACAAACACAACTCCATCCAAACCAGTGTTTGAATACCTCCCACTTCTATTAGTAAAATTAATATAAACTTCACTAACATCAGGGTGGTATGCTTTTTGATGAAATTCTTTATACATATCTTTACATAAACTCGCTAATATTTTCATTATCTTTCTTCCTTAGTTATTAAAATCTAATTGATTACTATATGTGTATTTTGATACTATCTCATCTATTCCTGATTCATATATCACATCTTTACCTTTTGAAAATATACCAAAAGATACATCAAGAATTATGTGTTTAGAACCTAATCTTTTAAGTACCTTAGCAGTCTCTATAAATGTTCTGCCGCCATCACATATATCATCTACAATGGTTATCGTTGCGTCTTTGATATACTCCTCACCACTTACTACTTTCATACCAGTTATAGCTCCAGTATCTAAGCATCTGGTTTTTCCCATCACTATCGATTTTGATAGAGTGGGGTATCTATTTTCTGCTCCTTTATCAGGGTAACATATTGTACTAAGTGTATTAAGTGGTAGTCTTTTTGTTATCAAAGTCTTATGTGTAATGTGTGTCGGTATAGAATGTACATCGTATATTACTACGGAGTTAGATAGACATTCTAACAACTGTAATGACACTGCTGATGCTCCCACCATACCCTTCTTAAACACTCTGTCAGCTCTGGCGTAAGGAAGATACCCAATATCTATGGTAGTATGCGAGTGTATACCTAGTATATTACTTAGTATACCAACTAATATTAAAGTATTATTACAATTCATAAACACCCTATCAAAAACTATCTTAGAGATTATATTATTGATGATACTCACATTTTCAAACCCCATGATCTGCACATTCATTGCACCATCTGAAAATTTAAATACATCTATATCATACTTATTGTTATCTATTTCTACATATACATTTTTTAGTATCATATTATTTCCCTATTTTTTCATAACTCGTTATTAAGTTATGTTGTAAGTATATCATTATAAAAGAGTAATGCAAGTATTATTGTGTATATTATTATGTATTATTTTATACATAATTATTGCTATTATTGTATTTTATATATATACTTGCTTTTGTAATCAACTTTAAAGGAAAAAAATGCGACTAACAATAGAAGAATATGTAAATACAATACACCCTAAACACCATAATAAATCAAAAATAGCATTAATTATTGGAGCTACAAAATCGCAATTAGATTATGCTATTCGTAGTGACGCTATGAAGTTTGAACTAAAACGAAAACTGATAAGATTATCTTTAAAATGTAAAAAATTGGAGCAGAATGATGATTGAATTAACAGCATTTATACCCGCATTATGTATTTCATTAGTGGCGAGTTTGATAATAACTTTAAACCAAAAGGAGAGTTAAGATGAAAAAAATTATTAATTGCTTATCTCTTTTTGACGGTATGAGTGGATGTCAAATAGCACTTGATGAAGCAGGTATTAAAGTTGGAACTTACTATTCCAGTGAAATAGACAAGTACGCTATGACCGTCACACAATACAATTATCCTGATACTATTCAAATGGGTAGTGTGAATGATTGGAATGATTGGTATATTGACTGGTCTGGTATTGATTTGGTGACATGTGGCTTCCCTTGTCAGTCGTGGAGCTTAGCAGGAAAACAACTAGGTGATAAAGATAAACGAGGTATGTTGTTTTGGACTATGTTAGATGTGATAAAGAATGTATTACACCACAACCCTAAAGCTAAGTTTTTAATGGAAAATGTTAAGATGAAAAAGGAGTTTGAGCAATACATAACTCAGCATACAGAAGAAGCTCTAGGCCATGTAAATAAGATACTTATTAATTCTGCATTAGTATCTGCTCAAAATCGTCAGAGATGGTATTGGAGTAATATAGAAGGTATAACTCAACCAGAAGATAAGGGTATTGTTTTAAAAGATATTTTAGAAGATGGCATGGCCGGAGATATTGTTATAAATCAATGTAAAGATGTACATAGGGCTAATATAGATAAATCCCATTGCCTAATGGCTAGAGATTACAAAGGCTTCGGTAATCAAGGTATGACTGGAATTAGACCTTGTGAACTAAAAGAATTTAATAGTACGTCATTGTGTCACCACATCGCAACTGCTACAGATACTAAAGGTAATGAAAGCATCAAAAGAGTTTATGCAGATAGTGGTAAGTCTCCAACGATGACAACTTGTACGGGTGGACATAGAGAACCAAAAGTATTATGTGGTGCAGTCAGAGGCAGATATAATGATGAAGGTAAGATACACCAACAATTAGAATTAAGGTTTGATGGTAAGACTAACTCATTAACTACAGTACAAAAAGATAATGTGGTTGTGACACCTCCTACATATCGTAAACTAACAGTATTAGAATGTGCAAAATTACAAACTATACCAGAAAGTTATAAGTTAATATGGCAAAATGATAATGGTAAACAAGCAGTATCTAACAGTCAGTTATATAAGATGATCGGCAATGGATTCACAATAAAGGTGTTTGTGCATATATTTTCATTTATGGATAACAAAACGGAGTAATTAAGATGATAATACTACAAATAATAATAGGAACTATAATGCTTATTGCTCTTGAGATTACTGGATTTATAATTGAAAAATTGATTGGCTCTGAATAGGTAACAGAACCAAGATAAGTATACTAATTAATTTTAATGATTTCAATACAATATGGTATAATACTAATATCAAATTTATTGATGTGTTGTTGCTCGACCCAATAACTGTCATATCTATACTACCAGTCCATACTATTTTTTAATGGTATGGGGTCGAACTGGTTAGGATTTCAAAAATGAGTATCAAAAATAAAGAATGTAGCGAATGCTATATCAATAAAGGCATAAATCAGTTCCATATAAAAAGAGCCAATAAAGATGGATTGAGCGGGCATTGTAAAACTTGCAGAGCTAAAAAAGCAGTGTGGGAGCGAATGATGTTTCGTTGCTATAGCATTAAGTGTGCAAACTATAAAAACTATGGTGGTAGAGGTATCACCGTATGCAAAGAGTGGCTCACTTATGAAGGTATGAAAGACTGGATTGAAACATATTGGGTTAAAGGATTGCAGGTAGACCGTATAGATAACAATAAAGGATATTCACCAGAGAACTGTAGGTTTACTACTAGTAGTATTAACAATTTCAATAGAAGAAAGAAGAGTAGGTGTAGTAGCGATTATAGAGGTATAACTTGGAACGGTCACGCAAACAAATGGATGGCTTATATACAAACCAGTGGCAAAAATAAACACATAGGATTATTCACTGATGAGTTAAATGCAGCTAAAGCACATGATAATTATATTAAAGATAATAATCTTGTTAATAATCAGTCAAACCAACTTAATTTTTAATTGGAATATCAAATATGAGTGATAATAAAAAATACTACTATATAAAACTTAAAGACAATTACTTTGATCAAGACAATGTCAAAGTTCTTGAAAGCATGCCTAATGGTCATATATACAGCCTTATAGTAGTTAAGTTATATCTTAAATCAACTAAGTATGGCGGTCAATTAAAGATGACTTCTAGCATACCTTATGACCCCACAAAGATAGATATTTTATCTAATGTTCTGAATCATGATGTTGCTCATGTAAGAGAAGCTATCAAGATGGCTTGTGAGTTAGGTATTATTTCTATTTTAGATAATGGTGATATTTGGATGTCAGAAATACAAAATTTTATAGGTAATACAAGCACCGAAGCGGACAGAATTAGAGAGTACAGAAAATCAATAAAACACGAATCTGTACAAATGTACGACAAATGTACACCAGAGAAAGAGATAGAGATAAAGAAAGAGATAAAGATAAAGAAAGAGATAAAGATAAAGAAAGAGATAAAGATAGATACAGAAATAAAGAATAGAAAAGAATACGATTTTTCTTTTGAAGATTTCTATGCAACATACCCAGCTAGAACTATGAGTAAGAATTTACGATCTAATTTTGCAG